CCTGCCGATCACGCGCCCCGATCTGCATCGTGACAGAGCCGTCCTTGAAGTAAGGCACTGTGCGTGTGACGAGCGTATGCTTGGCTTGCGTTAGACCAAACTCGCTGGTCTCAATCGTGCCCGTTAGCTTTGAGCCGGTGAAGCCATGAATCTTTTTGTCCTTGGACCCACCGAAGAAAAACTGCCCGCCTTTGTAGAGCGCCGAGTCCAGCGGGGCTGGCAGGGCATCCAGTGTCGCGGCGAGGTTGTCCAGCGCCTCAAGCGTGTAAGCGGGCGTAAAGAGCGGAGCCAATAGCTCACACTGCTGTTCGATGATAGACCAGCGGTTGATCGCATAGTTATAGATCAGAATCTTGTCGGGTGTTGTGTCGGTGGCGTTGTTGCTGACATAGCTCCACCCGACGATTTGGTTCTCTGGGTCTACTGCACAGGACATCCGCTCGATTTGAGCCTCGTTGAAGTCCTTGAAGAAAAACTCGTTTACCTTCTCCGCTCCAATGGGTAGCGATTGCGTCCCGCTGAACCGGAAGAATCCATCCCGCGCCAGATAGTAAACATCGCCGCCCACTGAGGCGACTGAATTTGGAAATGGGCATCCGCGCTGCGTTTCGACGCGGTTGATCTCGTAGATGAGCGGGCTGCCGACATAGTAGGCCACTGCAATCGCCCTCTCCATGAGGATGACAGCGCGCTCCCCGCCGACAAGGCCAGTGATTGCACCTGCGTCCGGTATGATCTGGCTGTCTGCCTGATCCGTGCCGATAGTCCAAGACGCCTCGTTGTTAATCGCAGACCACCTGACTTTATTTGGAACCCGGCCTGACCCTTCATCGATATTTGCTGTCCAGACTTGGTCTCTGACGACGGCGAGGAAGTCTGATTTCGGCGGCGACCCGCCAAGGTTAGAAAACGCTGAATCCGTCCCGACATCGAATACCTGAAGCTCCTCACCTGTGCCGCCAGAGGCGATAACCTTTGTGCCAAACTGAACAAACCGCCAGCGCTCGTCGCCGGTCAGATCGTAGGCTGGCGATCCGCTTTTGCTGACATCATCAAGGTTGCTTGTGCCTTGGTTGAAGCGATACAGCTTGCCGTTGTCGCCTGCAAAGAGGAACACATTTGCAGCAGTGTCCTTAACCGCTGCCAGCCCGCGCACACGATCATCAGCCGCGTTTGAGAAGGACACAAAGCTCGGAAAGCTACGATATCCGTTAGCCGCGGGCACGACGTTGGTCGCAACGGTCACGCCAGCATTATCAAGGTCAGGCTGGTCAGGCAGCCACTCGCCAAATCTGATCATTGCCGCAGCCACACTCCGTCGTTACCGGGGGTCTGGATAGTCCAAACCTCAGAGCCCGGTGTTTGATTTGTCCACGTTTCGCCTTCAGGGCTGACGGCGATCCAATCCTCGCCCGGTATCTTGCCGATGGCAGTAGCGGTAACAACCGCCGCTGCTGTTGCCGTGTTCACAAAGACGCCAACCGGCGCCGCTGTGGCCGTCACTGTGGCGTCTGCCGCTGCCGATACCGACAGCACCGTCACAAAGCTAGACGTGCCTGTAACAGATACAGAGGCCGATGCAGACGCGCTGCGCACGCGACCAGCAGATGCGGATGCGGTAACAGCCACGCTGGCCGCTGCGCTCATCCGTGCTATGAACGCAGCGATAGCGTTGAAACTGACGGCGCCTGTTACAGAAGCGCTGACGCCGCGAATCCGGCTGCAAGCGTTTGTTGCCGAAACCGCAATATTCGCAGCCGCTGATGCCAGCACCGGCACTTGAATGATCGCTGTGCCTGTGACCGTGACCGCTGCCGTAGCAGACGCCGAGGTGACATCAAACGCAGGGATGCTGTCGAGGTTGCCGTAGACATCCAGAGCGTCGAGGTTTGGCGCAAGGTCGTCCAACTCGTCCATTGTAAACTGGCGAGTAAAGTCGAGCCTTATCAGTACGTTATCGTCATCCAGACTGCCGACAATGCTGTCGAGCGGCGTGGTTATTTCATCCAGATTCGGCTTTGCAATAGCCATGATTAGGCAGCGGTGATGTCTAGATCACCCGCGGCTATTTTCAGCACGTCGCCCGATGCAATCGCCTTGCTGGCAGTGAAGCTACCATGCACAAGAAGGTTGCCGCTGCTGGCCGCATCGAATAATCCCCAGTGACTTACCGTGCCAAAGCCTGACCCGGTTGCCGCTGCAAACTCAATCGCCGCATCATTCGACATCGTACCGCTTGAGGCTGCGCCAAATGACACCGCCACGCGAGCATAATTGTTGCCGCTGATCTCGGTGCCACTGCCATCATCATTAAAAGAACCTGTTGACAGCCCAAGGTACACTGCTCCCGGTGTTGTGAAGGTGGCGTTGGCCCCGATGGCGTCCAGCACCTTGTTTTCGGCATAATCTGAAAGTGCGCTCATCTGAAGCTCCTATACGTTGGCCTGCCGTTGGTAGATTGATTGGATTTGAAGCGTGCCGGTGCCGTAGTGCGCCCGCTGCTCGTCTTTGCGTATCTCTTCAATGATGCGGCTGAATTTCGTGTCGTATAGCTGCGCACGGCCATCATCCATGAGATACAGATACGCCTCGACCAGCGCCCCGGTGAGATACGCGTCGGGGTGGCGATCAAGCATTGTGTTTGTTGCATTGCTGTCGGACAGCGCCGTGAGGCTGCCGATATAGATGATCTCGGCGGTGTAGCCGGTGTCAGGGATCGGGCGCAGCTTTAGCTCGGTGCCGACAATGCTGAAGGCTTGCGGCTTGCCGGTGCTACCCGATGAAAAGGTGTTATCAAGCGCAACAGGCGACATATACTCCAACACCGTGTTTGGCGTCGTGTTCAGCTTCACCTGACGTATTTCGCGCAGATCGGTTGGCAGGCTGATAAACTCATCGCTTGCCGTGAGCGTGGCCTGTGCGCGCTTTTCTTGGCTCCGGGTCTCTAACTCACGCGAGAGGCGGGCTTCAGCAAGTGAGATGAAGTCCGGTATTTGCGTGGTCAGGTCCGTGCGCGCGAGGCTGTTTGCCACGGCAGTTTTAAGCTCTGAGTAAGTCGTGATTGCCATCAGATTCTGCCGCCTCCCGATCTAAAGTGCCGGTTGTCAGGGTCGTTGAGCCACTTGGCCCAATCCTTCGGATTGTCAGCCGGGTGACCAAACATCTCTTTGAGTTGCACATAAAGCAGATTAGGAATCTCAGCGACCTTCTGGTGATGCCGCTGCGTGTTTCCGATCAGCTTGCCGTACTCCCAAGCATTTTGACTCTGCTTGTTAGCCTCTAGGATCGGCGTGATTTCCTGCTGCTGTACGATGGTCGCCTCACCGTCGCGGTCAAACTCCATCCATGTCTTTTTGCCTGCTTCGGGGTCATCCTTCAGCAGCTTTTTCATTCCAGCCATAATCTCTCCCATGAAAAAGGGGCAGCCGGAGCCGCCCCTTTCATAGTTTGGTCAGCGATTAGGAACCGTTCAGGTCCATAACCATTGCGTGGGCCTTTGGCGCATCCGGCATCAGGGTCCATTCACACAGAACCTGTCGCTTGGTTGCGTCTGCCGTGCCGGTCTCTTCCTGCTCGACAAAGTTACGTCCGGTCAGTGCGCCGACAGCGACGTGATCCGGGTCGATCAGGAACACGCGGTCATTGCCCATGAAGCGGCTAGGCACCACCTCAAGCTGGCCGAAGTCGTTGAACAGGATCGACACCGCACCGTTGAAGGTCACCGGAGCGCGGGCTGTCGTTGTGGCCTGATTGGTCACAAGGTTTGTGCCCGACTGGGTGAGATCACTGATGTTCGCACGGTTCGTGCCGCTGGCGACTAGGAGCCGAGGGTTTCCACCATCGGTCCATGCTGCCTGCATGGCGGCATCAACCAGTGCCAGTGTCAGCGCCCGGTCAGTTCCACCAGTGACAGCGTCAGTACCGTTACCGGCGGAGAACGCACCTGAACCACCACCCACTGAACCATTTGTGATCCAGCTAGTCAGTGAAGCAGCCTTGCGCGGGTCAGAGCCAGAGCGCGCCTGATCGGTGTTGCCGATGGACGTCTCCATGTCTTTCCGCAGGTCTAAGCCCGCAAGAACGGTTTGATACGCGATTTCGCTGTCGACCCCCGCCTTGTCAACGGCTTCTACGGACCCTGAGATTATGAAACCACGCGTGGATATTTGATGGTGATTTCCGAGTCTGGTCAGAGCGGTCACGCCGGTGTCGGTGAGCGAAGCCCCCTCATTCCGGTGGTTGTTGTTTGCGGCGCTTGCCAGTTCTTGGACAAGGAATTCCGCAAAGATGCCGGTAGTCGTCCGCTTCTGAGCCGCACTGTATATTGGCGTTTCGTCTGGGTCGATACGGGCGATGGTATCAGAAAGCAGTTCGCGCTCTCCGACTTTATTCGCTGTGGTTAGCATAGCCATAGTTTTTTACCTCTGATTTCTGGCTTCAAGAAGGGCCACCGCCGAGGCGATGGATGGGTTTTTGATATGCTGCTCTCTGACTTTCTGGCGCTTGCGCTGGGCCACCTCGTTCTTTGAACGCGGCACACCCGGCCTTGGACTTTTCGGTGCCTTGGCTACCTTCTTCTTTGCCTCTGGATTCTTTTCCAGCAGCTTTTTCAGACGAAGGCTGTCATGCAGAAGCATGATGGAACGGTGATCTGCCGCGCCCGCAATCTCGTCGTCCGTGAACCCCATCGTCTTTGCATGAGCGACAAGTTCTTCACGTTCTGTTTTCATGCGATCTGTCGGCTGACCTTTTTCATCACCCCAGCCCGGAATCTTCTGAAGCATCAAAGCTGCCTCGCTTGCCAGATGCGTTTGCATGGCCTGTGCTTGCTCGGCGTCCTTTTCCCGACGCACTCGCTGTGCTTCAGCGGTGATGCGCGCGGTGTTTTCTTTCTTCTGATTCCAGTTCTGCATTGCCACGGCTAAGTCCTTGGCGTCCATCTGGTCCTTGAGAGTCGACCAATCGGGCTCCTGTCCCATCGCTTGCTGCTGCTGGGTTGCAAGAAACTCAATGGCTTCCAGATATCGGTCACGCGCTGCGGAGGTTTCGGTCTTCACCGCTTCAAACTCTGCCATGTCTGCGTCGAGTTTCTTGCGGTCCTGTGAAACCTGCTGCGTTTTCTGCGTGTAATCTGCCTCCCGCTGATAGCCTCGCAAAGCCTCATCAAGGGTCACATCGACGTCCTCACCGTTCACACGAACGGTATAAACATCCTGCTCCTCGACTTCAGATTCTTCAGCATCATCGTCGGGCTGATCTTCCTCCTCGGCGTCGGCTGCCTCAAGCATATCGCTTGGGGCTTCTGCCTCCTCCTCAAAGGGCAACACCTGATTTTCTTGAAGTTCAGTGTCGTCAGGTTGGCTGGCCTCGCCTTCGGCAGACGTGCCCTCGGAAGGGTTCTGCATGAGAAGGCTTGCGGCCTGTTCTAATGTGAGATTTTCGGTTTCCTGTAGAGGGTCAACCATTGTGCTTTAATCCTTTATACCAAGTTTGTCCTTCGCAAAGTGTCCGTCTTCAATTATCCGCACGAAGTGACCTTTGAAGGCTTCCAAAGCCTGCAAAAGCTGATAGAGATTCTCCCTCGCGGCGGCATCTGTGATTGCGGTCTGTTTCCACGCGCTCACAAATTCTTTTTCCAGCGTTTCAAACGCCTCTTGGATCAGCGGGTCACGCATCAAAGCCTCGGCCCTGACACCCCGGTCCATGTCCTTCCGGTGCTTGTCGTCGTTCATAGTCTGGTGAAGCCCGTCAGGCTGAGTGGCATCCGGTAGTTGTCTGGGCGCACGCCATAGCTTTCTGTGAAACGACGGTTCGCAGCGTTAAAGTCAAAGCCCGCTGGCAGGTTTGCAGGCGCGTCATCCAGTATTGACCGGCGATAGAAGATATCGCCTGTGGCTGGCGCAGGGCTGCCGCCGCTGCCAGTGTCTGCTAACTCCGAGCGCGTCTTGCGGCGACAGGCTTGCAGGTCATCATCGAAGATGAACCCATCCGGGCAGCGGCTTGCGCCGGTCAGCGGGTTAGTGACAGGCGGCGTCGTCTCGCCGTCGTCTTGCATCGCAGGCGGCGCAAAAGGATTGTCACCAAAGCCTGTGTAAACCTGTGTCGGCCCAATGAAAGGCAGTTCAGGACCAAAGTCAGTAAAGCCCCGCACGTTGCCCATCGGGTCGTTGCCCACGGTATAGATGCCGGTCAGGTTTGTTGTTGGTATGCCTGAAGGCTGCGCCGTTTGCGCATCCAGTATTTGCTGCGCAACAAAGTCGTCACGCGCCTCTAGATCGGCCTGCTGGGCGCGTGTAAGGCCAGCAAACGGCCTGATGCGGCCTGCCGGGCCCGACTGATCATCTAGGTCATAGTTGAGCAAATCCATCGCTGTTCTGCCGGTGCCAGCAAACGGATCATATTCGTCCTCCATGCCCATCACTGTGGGCTGGATGATCTCGCCAGTTGTTGTGTCAAAGGTAGTGCCAGCTTCATCAGTAATTCTGGCGGGCGGCAGGTTTGTGCCAGCCACATTGATGTTCGCGCGGGTGCGCGGGTAATT